TGAAGAAAATCATCATTGCGGCGATGCTTTTTCCAAGCATGAGTTACGCCGAACCCGTTGCGGGATCGCGTGTCGATCTTGCGCCCAAGTCTGCGAAAGGAAATTACGAGCCGGGAACAGACGATGCGAGAATCCTGGCGCATACCGTTTCCAGATGTGTCGCGGATACGCGCAGAGTGCGTGCAGCGGAAATTGTAAAATTGCCGTTCCGCAGCAAGGAACAGGCGACAGCGGCAAGCCGATTGATTGGCGGTGAAGAAAAATGCATGGGAAGCGTTTCGGTAGAGCTGACGTTCACTACGGATATGCTCGTGATGGGTATGGCAGAAGAGCTGTTTCTGGCATCTTACAAACGTGCCGACATCAATGCTGTGATTGAATCTGGCAAAGGGTTTGTCGCTCGCGACAACCTCGAAGATATCGGGCTGTGTGTTGCCAGGGCAAACCCCGCTGCGGCCAAGGCCCTGCTTGAAACGCCGCCCGGCACCGCCCGAGAGAATGCCGCGTTCCGTGCCGTTGTGCCCTTGCTCGGACCGTGCGTGCCTGCTGGTGCAACTTTGGTTTTCAAAAAGACCGTCATCCGAGGATCGATCGCTATCGCGCTTTATAATTCAGCCGAATACGGGCGTATTGACCCATGAGATAACGTCTTTCCATGTGGGCATGGTCCCGCATGAATGGTGTGCGATACCTGGCGGGTTCATCACAAGGGGAAGCCAAAGTCATGCATATCGATCCGCTCGCTTTCGAGACCGCCGACTGGGCTTCTGTCCCCGAGACCATTTATCCCGGAGAGACCGGGCACGCCATCTGGCGGACGCGGCAGTTCGGGGCGATCCGGGTGCGGATGGTGGATTATTCGGCCGGATATCTTGCCGATCACTGGTGCGAGAAGGGGCATATCTTACTCTGCCTTGAGGGCGAGCTGGTGACCGAGCTTGCCGATGGGCGGCGGGTCACGTTGACGCCGGGGATGTCGTATCATGTGGGCGACGGGGCGATGGCGCACCGGTCGGTGAGCGCGGAGGGCGCGCGGCTGTTTATCGTGGATTGAGGGGTGCGTCCCTCGATTTCGCTCGGGATGACGGGCGTTTGAGGGATTCCGGCTGATCGGTTTTTGATTGTCCCCTCTCCCCATCCCTCTCCCCGTTGGGGCGAGGGGGTTTTCTTCTTTTTTCTGGAGATCGCTGATGTTCAACTGGTTCGGCCGCAAGAGCGGCCGTCCGGCCTTGCCGCGTCATGTGCTCGGCTATGGCGGGGGCTGGGACGCGGGGGAGGTGCCTGCGTCTTATACGGCGCGGGTGCGCGAGGCGCTGACGCGCAATCCGGTGGCGAGCCGGGCGATCCGGCTGGTGACGGAAAGCGCGGGATCGGCGCCGCTCAAGGTTTCGGGCGGGGCGCTCGCGGCGCTGATCGCGCAGCCCAATCCGCGCGAGACGCGGGCGGGGTTTCTGGAGGGACTCGCGGCGCATCTGCTGCTGCACGGCAATGCCTTTGTGGACGCCGCGATCGGCGCGGGCGGGCGGCCTGCGGAACTGCATGCGCTGCGGCCGGACCGGGTGACGGTGGAAGGCGATGCGCGGGGGTGGCCCGCGGCGTATCTCTACCGCGCCGGGGAGACGGCGGTGCGGCTGCCCGCGCATGGCGGCGGATCGGGCGACGGCGCGGGTGTGCTGCACATTCGGATGCTGAATCCGACCGAGGATCATTATGGGCTCGGCTGCCTGGCGGCGGCGGCGGGGGCCGTGGCGACGCACAATGCGGCGGCGGCGTGGAACCGCGCGCTGCTCGCCAACGCGGCGCGGCCTTCGGGCGCGCTGGTGTTCGAGGGCGAGGGCGCGCTGTCTCCGGCGCAGTTCGAAAGGCTGCGCGCCGAGATGGAGGCCAGCTTCGCGGGCGGCGCCAATGCCGGGCGGCCGATGCTGCTGGAAGGCGGGCTCAAGTGGCAGGCGCTTTCGATGACGCCCGCCGACATGGATTTCGCCGGGATGCACGCCGCCGCCGCGCGCGACATCGCGCTCGCGTTTGGCGTGCCGCCGATGCTGCTCGGGCTACCGGGGGACAATACCTATGCGAATTATTCGGAAGCCAATCGGGCGCTTTGGCGGCTGACGGTGCTGCCGCTCGTATCGCGGATCGTGGAGGCGCTTTCGGGGTGGCTTTCGCACTGGTGGGCGGACGCTGTCGTCGCGATCGACAAGGACGAGATTCCGGCGCTGTCGCACGACCGCGAGATCCTGTGGGCGCAGGTGAGCGCGGCGGATTTCCTCTCGGGCGAGGAGAAGCGGCGGCTGCTCGGGATCGATGCGGAGGATTTCGCGTGAACGCCGACGCGATGCTGACGGGCCTCATCGCGCAGGCGGCCGGGAAGGGCGCGGACCTGGTGACGCTGCGCGCGCTCGTGGAAGAGGCGAGCGAGGTGGGCGCGGCGCGGGCGCTGGCGCGGGTGGGGCTGACCGACGCGACGGCGGCGCATGACGTGGGCGAACTGCGCGCGCTGCTCGGCGCGTGGCGCGAGGCGAAGAAAAGCGCGCGGGCGGCGCTTGTCGGCTGGCTGGTGCGCTTGACGCTCGCGGGGCTGGTGATGGGGCTGGCGGTGACCGTCGGCCTCAAGGGCGTGTTCGCCGAATAACAGCGAGGAAATTGCGGATGAACGGAACGGAAGGCGCGCTGCGCCTCGCCGGGTACGCGGCTGTGTTCGATGTGCCGGACCGGGGGCGGGACGTGGTGCGGAAGGGTGCGTTCGCGGGCGCGGGGGCGGTGCCGCTGCTTTGGCAGCACGATGCGGCGCGGCCCGTTGGCGTCGTCGAGCGGGCCGAGGAGGACGGGCGGGGGCTCAGGATTTCGGCGCGGCTTGCCGGGGGCAGCGAAGGCGCGCGGGAGGCTGCGAGCCTGCTGCGGGCCGGGGCGCTTAGCGGGCTGTCGTTCGGATACCGCGTGCGGAAGGCGCGCGCGAACCGGGCGCGGGGGATTCGCGAACTGCTGGCGGTGGAGCTGATCGAGGTCTCGCTGGTGACCTTTCCCATGCAGCCATTGGCGCGAGTGTTCAGCCTGAGCGGCTGAGCGGGCTGCATCGTTTTCGTTGCGCGAGGGATTCACGCGCCCCGGCGTGTGCCGGAGCACGATCCCGCACGTGCAGCCGCTGGCGCGGGTTTTTTCAATCACTGAAGGAGGATCCCATGGACTATGAAGTGAAGGCGGACGGTGAGGTCGAGGCGGCGCAGGTGGATGCGCTGCGCGAAGAGGTTGCGGCGCTGACCGCCGAGCTGGTGAAGGCGGGGCGGCCTGCGCTGGGGGGTGAGGACGTTCCCGAGCGCAAGGCGTTTGCGGACCAGTATCTGCGCAAGGGCATTGCCGCGCCGGAGGTGAAGGCGATGTCGCTCGCCGACGCGGACGGCGGCTATGCGGTGCCGGTGGAGATCGATCAGAAGATCGATGCGACGCTGAAGGACATCTCGCCCATCCGCGCGATTGCGAACGTGGTGAAGGTGGGGAGCAGCAATTACCGCAAGCTGGTGGCGAGCGGCGGGTTCGCTTCGGGATGGGTGTCGGACATCGCGGCGCGGCCCGAGACGGAGACGCCCGACTTCAACGAGATCGCGCCGCCGATGGGCGATCTTTATGCGAACCCGGCGGCGAGCCAGGCGATGCTCGACGACGCGGCGTTCGACGTGGAAAGCTGGCTCGCCGACGAAATCGCGCGCGAATTCGCCGCCGTGGAAGGCACGGCGTTTGTGAACGGGAACGGGACGAACCAGCCCAAGGGGTTCCTGTCCTACGCGACCGCCGCGACGGGGGACAGTGCGCGGGCATTCGGCACGCTGCAGCATCTCGCGACGGGGGTCTCCGGCGGCTTCGCGGCGAGTGAGCCTGAGAATGCGCTCATCGATCTCGTGCATCTGCTGCGGCCGGTCTACCGGCAGGGCGCGGCGTTCGTGATGAATTCGAAGACGCTCGCCCGCGTGCGCAAGATGAAGGACGGCGACGGGAATTTCCTGTGGCGTCCGGGTCTTGCCGAAGGCCAGCCGGCGAGCCTGCTCGGCTATCCGGTGGTGGAGGCCGAAGCGATGCCCGACATCGCCGCCAGCAGCCTTTCGATCGCGTTCGGCAACTTCGCCGCCGGTTACGTGATCGCCGAGCGCACGGCGACGCGCATCCTGCGCGACCCCTATTCGCACAAGCCGTTCGTGCATTTCTACGCGACGAAACGGATCGGCGGCGCGGTCGCCAATTCCGAAGCGATCAAGCTTTTGAAATTCGCGGTCGCCTAGCGGCCCGCGAACGCGCTGCGGCGGTCCCCCTGCCGCCGCGGCGCACCCTTTTTCACGAACAGTCAAGGAGACAGGACATGGCGAAAGCCGTGCATAACGACGTGCTCGACGCGGCGCTCGGCGCCGTGAAGACAGGCGCCACGCGCATGGTGGCGCTCGCCGCCGAACCCGCAAGCTATGCCGCCGCAAACAGCGGCGCGCTCGCCGACGCGGCGATGACGAGCGCGGACTTCACGATCGGTGAGGGCGTGACCTCTGGCCGACGCCTCAGCGTTGCAGCGAAGAGCGATGTCGCCATCGCGGCATCGGGCACCGCGACGCATGTCGCGCTGCTCGACGGCGCGGGATCGCGGCTGCTCTACGTGACGACCTGCCCGGCGCAGCCGCTCGTCGCGGGGAGCAGCGTGAGTTTTGGCGGCTGGGATATCGAGATCGGCGACCCGGTCTGAGAGGCGCAAGGCCATGACCGCTCCCCAATTCGTGAACGCCGCCGTCGTGCATACGGACACGACGGCGAACGCCAGCCCGATCGCCACCGACGCCTACAGCGTGTCGGCTGCGGGCAACACGCTCCTTGTCTGCATCGACCACGAGCGCGCGAACGCGACGACGCCGCTCAATATCACCGCGATCACGCGGAACGGGCAGAGCTTCACGCGGGCGAACAAAAGCGATCTCGGCACGTCGGCGACCGTCGAGGTCGCGGACATGTGGATTCTGCCGAACGCGGACGTCGGCAACTATCCACTGTCCGTTTCGCACAACGGCGTGACCGGCAGCGACATTCAGATCGCGGTCGCCGAATATGACGGCGGCGTGCTCGGCACCGCGTTCGACCCGTCGCACCTCGGCGGTTCGGCGGCAGCGGTGGCGGCGTTCGATGCGACCGTGCCCGCCGACGCGCGCCTCGTCTGGCTGCAGGCGGTCAACACCGCGGGGACGATCTGGGGCAGCGCGAGTCATGGCACGCTGAGGTTCACGGCGGAGGTCGGATCGGGTGCGGGCGGCGGCGACATGGCGCTGGCTGATCATGCGCCGGTCGCGCCGCCGGAGAGCCTGACCGGTGTATGCATCAATTTCTCCCCGACATCCGGCAACTGGACGAACGGAACGAACTGCGTGATCGGCATCACGCTGGTACATGCGTCTGCCGCCGGGCTTGTGCCCGCCGGTGCGGTCCACGCGCACACGGCAGCCGAGGCCGTGCCGGCATTGACTGGCGCACTGGCGCCCGCATCGGCAGCGCATGCGCAGACATCGGCGGAGCCGCTCGTCGGTTTCGACATGCCGACCATCACGCGCCCTGCGGGGGGCGGCGATGTCGACGTCGCCGCTACCGTCATCACCGACGGGCACGGCATCTCGCCCACGATCATGCTGCATGGCGACCCCGAAGCGCAGGAGAACGTGACGGGATCGCAGTGGGAATGTCTCTACGCGACGGTCGATCTCAAACAGTCGGGGCGCTCCCCTGTCTTTCAGGTCGATTTCTCGGACTGGCGCAATTCGACACCGCCCACGAGCAACAGGCTTTACTGGCGGTACGGGTCGGACATCGGCGACATGTCCGCCTGGGTGCCGTTCGACACGCGATCGCTCGCGGGTTCGGTCCTGACGGTGACGAAGACCGGCGCCTTCAGCGAGGCGCTGATCGAGATCGCCACCATCCCTGCCGTGCCTTACGAGGAGCTGGAGGCATGGCTGGTCGCATGGGACGCGAACGCCAACATGTTTCGCCCGGCGGCATGCGCCGCGCTCGCGGTTTCACCCGCCGCACCGAACAAATACGCCTATTTCGATTTCCCCGATCTGGTGAGCCCGGACGGGATCGAGGTCGGGAGCAGCTATGCGTTCGCCTTCGGCGTGACCAATCCCGCTGCGCCGGGGCCGAAAAAACGCCTGTTCCATAGCTGGGTGCATGCGGGCGAATGGGGCGGTCTGCGCGCGATGCTGCGTTTCGCCGAGCGGCTGATGAGCGTGGACGATGCCGACCACGACATGCTGCGCGACGGTTTCGAGCATATCTTCCTGATCACCAACACGGCCGGGCTCGTCGGCGGCATGGCGCGCGGTGTCGTGGAGGCGGGCGACGTCGGCGTCGATCCGAACCGGGTGTGGGGA